GTAATGTCCTCACGAGAGGTCCACTCTCGCAAAAGTCCGGTTCCAGTTACTTTGATTATTGTCATTATGACCTCCAGACAGGGACTATAGGGGCATGACAGATGTAATACAACAACTTGACTTCATTTATAGGCAAATGTATTATCCGGGTGGCCCTCTTAGGAAGGAGGCACGCGATGAGGACGCCCATTTTTTGCGACTTCTGTGACCACGAGACGGTGTCTGTCCGCCTGGACGACACCTTTACCTGCGAATACTGCGGGGCAGAACACCTGCTCCATGACTGGGAAGACTATGAGACCGATCACACAATCAGAGTTAGTGACCTACGGGAAGTGCCCGAGGCTACACAAGTACAAGTATGTGGAACTACTCCGACCCCTAACGAAGTCGGACGGAATGCGCCGGGGGACAGCCGCTCACCTCGGGATTGAGCACCGAGATCCAAAGGCGGCATCAGAATACATCCTCTCCTTTCAGGACAAGGTGTTTGGGGCGGCAGCTCGGGACGAGCTCGTCATGGCTGCAGGCGTTGCCGAGGCCCTGGTGTCTGGCGCCCTAGAGCGCTGGAGTTACTGGCCAGAGAGGCGGGAGGTTCAGTTCACCCTCCCCCTCATCAACCCCAAGACGGGGCGACCATCAAGGAAGCACTGCTTCTCTGGGGTGCTCGACGGTCTTGACAACGACGCCGTCTATGAGTTCAAGACGACCTCGAGGCTCGACGCCAGTTACATCGACAGGCTCGACATCGACTTCCAGGTTTCGGCGTACCTGGAGGCCAGCTCTCGCCTGCTTGGGAAGAAGCTCCGGAAGGTGTTCTATGCCGTAGCAAAGTGGCCCGGGAGCAAACAGAGGAAGAACGAGACCCCAGAGGAATACGTCGAGCGGATAAAGGAGGACTACCTAGACAGGCCCGACTTCTACTTTCACCACGAAATGGTTACTAGGACGGAGGAACAGATGGAGCTCTGGAGGCATGAGGCCTGGGAGATCCACAAGCGAATACTTGAGACAGAGAACGGTGGCTTTGCCATCAGAAACACGGAGAGTTGCGTCGGCCGATACGGTCGCTGCTCTTTCCTTGACCTTTGTTGCGGGGCAGCTACCCGCGACGCATACGAGACGGTCGATAGGCCGCACCAAGAACTGAAAAAGGAAGGAGCGACTCAATGAGCGCTGTTCAGATACCGACCGAGAGACACAAACCACACAGGACGAAATCGTCCTACCTATGGATGATCTACGGAGCACCGAAGATTGGGAAGACCACCTGGGCAAACGGGTGGCCAATGGCCCTCTTCCTCGCAACCGAACCCGGAACCGCAGCCATGGAGGCCGCGGACATTCAGGTCACGAGTTGGACCGACTTCCGGAACGTCGTCCTGGAGTTAAAGAAAAGCAAGGAGAAGCATCGCTGGGAGACCCTTGTCATCGACACGGTTGACAATCTCTACGAGTTCCTCGTGGATGACGTCTGCCGCTCCAACGGATGGGACGACCTTGGTGACGCTGGCTTCGGGAAGGGCTACAAACTCGCCCGCAGGAAGCTGACCAACGCGATTGCCACGATTCGCGGCCTCGGCATGTCGGTCATCTTTGTCAGCCACGAGCGAAGGGAGATTGAGGTTGACGATCACGGCAAGAGAAGCGGCGAGGTCCTCGTGACCTCAGCGCTCCCGGGCAGCGCCAGAAAGGTGCTTCACGGGGCTGTCGACTTCATCTTCCGAGCAGAGATGGACGAAGAGGGCAACCGCCGCCTTCGTACCGCGCCCCACCGGGATGGGAAAACCCAGATCGAGTGCGGCTCCCGGGGCGAACTCGGCAAACCAATGCCGGAGTTGCTTGAATTGAACTACGGGGCCCTGTCGGCCGCGTTTGAGAAGGCCTTTGAGGCCGAGACTAAGGAGACTGAAGAATGAGTATCGCAGACATGTGGAGCACAATTACGCCGAAGCCCCGAGGTGGTGGCGGCAACTCAACCAACGGAAGACGGGAGCGAGACGAGCTCCAGGATGGGGAGTACACCGTTCAGGTGATGTCCTTTGACTACTGGTCTTACGACGACGGAAAGCCAAACCCAGAGCGCTACAAGTGGGGGCTCGAGGTTGTTGATGGTCTTTGCAAGGGGAAGTACATCGAGAAGTACCAGCGGGCTTCGGAGATTGGGCTGAAGATCTTGGCCGAAGACCTGATGCTCGTCCTCGGTGAGATGCCTCCGGTTGAGGCTGTCTTCAGCAAGGCGGACAACAAGGTTGGAGCGGTGGTGTCATCTCTTGTCGGGAAGAACATCCTGATGCGCCAGAAGACCTCGGCCAATGGTTACCCGAACTTCTACTTCAACCAGGTTGTTGACGACGAGTTCAGTGGCACCCAAGCCCCCGAGCTGACCGATGACGACAACATCCCCTTCTAAACTATACCTGGGCATGGACCCAGGGAAACAAGGCGCGGCCGTCCTCCTTCGGGGGGACGGCTCTCTTGTCTCATCCACTAAACTCCCCCACACAGGGAAGGACCTAGACCTGAGGGCGTTAAGTGACTGGCTCGAGAGCGCGTGTTGGGATGAAGGCTGCTCGTCAGACAGCATCAGTGCTGTTGTCGAGGCTCTTGGGAGTCGCCCAGCTCCTAAGATGGGAGCGAGCTCAGCCATCACCATGGGAAAGAACTGGGGGCGACTGGACGGGTGGCTGTCCGGGTTGGGGTGTCGATACGACATCGTCCAGCCTAAGCGATGGCAGTCCGAAGTGTGCCCGGGGTCCGGTGACCCTAAGCCAAGGAGCATTGCCGCATGCAAACGGCTCGTTCCTGCTTTGGATCTCACACCAGGCCGCAAGACAAAACCAGATGACGGATTGGCAGACGCCTGCAACATCGCAGAGTACTGCAGAAGGACACTAGGAAGGAGTGACCAATGAGGCGACCAAAGCTACCGGAGGGGTACATCCCCAAGTGCGCTTACTGCAGGGGGTACATGCCCCCGTATGCCCCAGGAACCCCACATGAGGGGCGAGGCCGCAGAGGAGAGGGGGCTTGGTGCTCGCTCGTCTGTTGCGAGGAGTGGGCCCGACAGAAACACCTCGGGCATTCGGCCCGGAGGGGGAAGTCCCACAACTGGGGCGAGAAGGAGGGGTGAGTGCGATGACTGGATTGATAAGCATTAAGCAGGCCCTGAGCATCCTCACCCTGTTCAGGACACAGAGGCTGACCACTGAGGAGCGCGAAAGGATAGACTCAGCCATATACCAGCTCAGTCGGGCCCAGGTGGACCCCGAGTACCGAGAGTGGCTTCACCTTCCGCTGAGGATGCGGAACATCATGGAGAAGGCAGAATGATCCGCGGACTACACGATGTAAGAAGGTCGGCAAAGAAGATCGTCAAGCTCTCGGAGGGGGACTGCGAACTCTGCAGCGCCCCCATCGGGGACCACTACTGTGCCCCAGCACAGCTTATCCCGAGGGACTGGAAGGGAGAACTCTCCCTTGAGGTCCGGTATCAGGTCTGCTGCATGGAGTGCTTTGTCGTCATCGACGACGCGATCAACTCAAGAAGAGCGCTAAGCCAATGAAGATGTACTGCTTCAGGTTCCCGGTCGTTGGGTTCGGGGGCGACGAAGACGAGGCCTTTGACCAAGCCTGGAAGCGCCTGATGTTCGACCCCGTCCGGGCAGTCAACAACCAGGAGATCGAGTGGGACGAGCTCGACTCAGAGGACGAGGTGGTCGAGGAGTTGTCCAGACTCCTTCTGTCCGCCCAGCTTCTTGAGGCTGGAAAGGCCTAGGAAACCACCAAGCTGCAGTTGAAGTTGTTGGCGGGGTTGCTGCCGCTAAGGGGCCCGGCGGCATTACAAGCCATCACCGACATCCCGCTTGACAGGCTGAGGCCCTGGGCGATTGACCAGACCTGCCGAGCTGAGGCCTTAACCGGAATCATGAACACCGGGTCCGTCGTGCCATACGTCGGAGAGGCGCTGTCGTACATCTTGAAGTACGAGACCGCGCTAGTTGCCGTGTTGTCCAGATCCACAGTGTAGACCGTGGT